AATCCACTGTTAGCGACGCAGCTATCAGATATTTCAAATGCAGTCTGGACGGCTGTCACTCGTTCATTAACAGATAAAGCTAACTTTACTCTCACGTCAGGTGAAAGGACAGCCATTGCGACTGCGGTCGAATCGGCTTTAATTAATGACGGTGACGGTCAAGCGTTGATAGATGCGATCGTGGATTTGATTAACACGAATTTAGATTTACCTTTACTTGAACTTCAAGCAATAGCGACGGCTGTTAGGTCTGAGCTGGCAACGGAGCTGGGAAGAATCGATATAGCTGTTTCTAGCAGACTTTCCTCGGCTGGCTATACCGCTCCAGATAATGCAGGAATCGGCTCACTGAATACGAAGCTGACCACGGGAAGAGCAAATAATCTAGATAATTTAAACGATACGATAACCAGTAGATTAGCGACTTCTGGCTATACTGCTCCAGATAACGCAGGAATTAGCTCGCTAAATGGAAAGCTAACAACGGGAAGAGCGAATAACTTAGATAATCTAGACACAACTGTTAGCTCTAGAAGCACGTTCGACCATATTAGTGAGTTAGTAGATATTGCAAATGATACTGTTCTAGCTATAGCTGAAGCTGTAGAAACCAGACTACTGAACGAAGCGGACGGGGGAGCGTTCCTCGCGGCTGTAGCTGATGCCATAAGTAATTTAACCTTTGATGCATCGAATCTCCCTGTTTCAGCAATCGTTGATGCAGTCTGGAATAAACTTGATACTGATTTTTCGATTACGAATTCAATCGGGAAGAGGATTAAGGATAATCTAAATACGACAATCTCTAGCAGAATGGCTTCGGCTAGCTACACGGCTCCAGATAACGCAGGGATTGCAAGTGCAAATACGAAGCTTGATAATCTAAAAGATTTTGATCCAGATACGGACACTGTAATCGTTAGGGATTTCACGACTGGAGCGATTGATGCGGATGCGGTCGGTGCTTCGGCTATAACCGAGATTCAAGCTGGTTTAGCGAAAACTAGCGAATTGGACGCACTTAATAACCTTTCGGCTAGCGATATTCAAGCAGAATTGACAAGCTTCGGCACGGCAAAGGAAAGCTCTGTATTGGCTAGACCAACAAATCCATTATTAACAAATGATTCAAGACTAAATAATCTTGATGCAGCAGTCAGCTCTAGAAGCACGTTTAATCAGGCAACTCAAACAGTAGATGCTAATATCGTTTCCGTTCAAGATGCTACGGTCACAGACATTGACGATTTCAAAACCACGGCTTTAGATGTCGATTTAAACGATTTCGCAGATGCGGTCGCTGTGCAACTTGAAGACCCTCAAGGACTCTTAAAGAAAGCCTCTGACAATGCTGCCATTGCCGCACTGAACACGCAAAAATAATTGACAAAATCAAACCTAAATAAGAGTATTGAAGTATGAACGTAATTCTACCGACTACGAAGATCCCCAATATTTACGTTGAGGGCTTCAAGGAATCAGCTAATTTTAAGACTGGAATCCAGCCTTATAAATCTTTAATACTAGGCTACAAGCTGAACACAGGCACGGCAAGCTTAAACACTCCAGCGAAGGTAGTGTCTGAAGCAAGTGCAAGATCATTATTCGGAGCAGGTTCTATGCTTCATAGAATGGCTAAAGCTTATTTTCGTTTTTCAAAAGGTGCTCCAGCTCTCTATGCGATTGCGGTCGCTGAGCCAGTAGGAGCTAAAGCAGTCGCTTCAATTAACGTAACTGGCACGGCTACGGCTTCTGGCAGTTTAAACACTTTTATCGCAGGCTCTTATCGTTCAATCTCTGTTAATAGTGGAGATACAGATTCGATCATCGCAGCTCGCATCGTGAGTGAGTTTAACAAGATTTTAGATGCAAACTTTACTTTAGCGGTCGATGGAGTTGATCCTACTTTGGTTAATATCACGGCTAGGCATAACGGTATTTATGGAAATGAATTAAACGCAAGAATTAACTTCTTGCAAGGTGAAGCGAATCCAGCAGGTATCGCGACAACGATAACAGCGTTTGCGAGTGGTACTGGTAATGAAGATCTATCAACGATAGGCGATATTTTAGGCGAAGATTATTATAATTTCGTGGCGTTCAGTGATCCCCTAAAAGCTGTCATAGACTATCTAGGCAACGAAATGAACACGAGAGCGACTGCTACTTACATGCAGCACATGATCGGCATAGTTGGTAAAACGGCTACAGCTTCGGACTTTACGACATTTATGTCAAACATAAATCAGCCAAGAATCGCAGTTAGAGCGAATGACGGCAAGATTATGCCTAATTTTGAGCGTGCAGCTTACGATATGGCGTTTTTATCTTACACTGCCCAAGTTAAACCAGCATTAGGAACAAGCGAAGAGTTAATCCCTGATGATCTTCCAGCTCCAGCAGCTAGCCGTTATTCAAGGGCTGAAAGAGAAAGCATTCTAGCTGATGGTGGTAGCGTTGATAAAGTTATCAATGAGCAAGTTTTTATTGATCGTTATAGAACATCTGCAACGACTGAAGACGCTCAGGAAACGACTAAATTCGATGATTTCAGTTTTCTTCTTGGTCAAAGCTACGCTGTCTGGTACTTTCAGAAAGCATTAAAGCAGTTCCAAAATGCTGTTAGCTACGATGAGGATCTTCCGCAGCCTGTTAATTCATCAGTGCCTTTAGTTAATACTAATATTTTAAAGGCAGCTATGGCTCAAGCTGGTTTAGAACTAGCTCAGGGAGCTTACATAGAGAATCTATCTGAGTTCAAAAGCACTCTGCAAGTGACTCGCGTGTCATCTGACAGATTTGATATTGTGGCTAAAGTCAATTATTCTAACAGTACTTATATTCTAGCTTTAGGCTTGGAGCTGGTTTTATAGGAGTTTAAAATATGGAAATTGCAGGGATAATTTATGAAGCGACTTTGAACGGTATTCCGTTCGATGTGGGTGAGGGTGCTGAATACATGCCTTCAGGCATTAGGTTTGAGGAAACTAATTTAGCAACGCGTAAAACCGTCGCGATAAGCCGTTGGCAGAATGGAGAATTAACATTACCTATAATCGCGACGGGGAATCAATCAGCCGCAGCGATTATAAATAATTTTAATTCTAAAATGGCATCTGGTGGATCGACTATAGTTTTAAGGACTGCGACGAAAACAATTAGAGCCTTAAAATGTTTCTTGAAGGGAGATCTTCCTAAAGAAAATTTAAGTTCTGGTGAGATAACGAACGTGTCTGTATCAGTAGGAGAGATTGAAATTGACTCAACTAATTAAACTAAGCCAAGAATATCTTTATGGTGATAAACCAATTAGCGAGCTGACCGTAAGAGATCCGCTAGGTGAAGATCTGTCGAAAGTTGATGTTATTCACTTCGTAAAAGCTTTAGACTTTGAAAAGCTTTCTAAGATTGATTTTAAGGGCTTATCTTCGGCAGCAACTCAAGAAGACTATATTAACCTAACTGGTAACTTTATCAACGCTTTAAAGATAGAATACCCAACTAGACAGGCTTTGCTCGTCGTAGCTGGAAGGCTTACGGATACTAGTGCTGAGTTTATTGAAAAACTGAAACTTTCTGATAACTTAAAGGTTCTTGCAATCGTGGGAAAGCTATTAGCTATCGAGTTTTTTGCGGTATTTCAAGGTTTTACACAGACCTCGGCTTAATGGCTCACGATCTTGTAAAGCTTGATCTAGCAAGGATTACAGATGAGGAGGCGATTTATTTCTTAGAAGTTAAAACATTTTCAGAGAAATTAAAATCTAAAAAGAATGGCTGAATCATTCCCATTAAAAATAATATTCGATGCGGTAAATCGCACGGCTCCAGCATTTCAATCGATTGGCAACAATTTAGATCAATTGAAAAATATGGCTGGCGTTGTTGGTGCAGCACTTGGAGCGGCTTTAGCTGGTATCGGTGTTGCAGCTTTAAAGAACGCGGCTGATTTTGAGACACTTGAAGTTAAATTTAAAGGTTTACTTGGTTCGGCTGAAGCTGGAAAAGCTCTAGCTAAGACTCTTGCAGATTTTGCTTCATCAACTCCGTTTAGTTTGAAAGGCTTAAGCGAGAACGCTGTTCAGCTTTTAGCATTTGGAAGCTCAGTCGATGAGCTGATTCCCCAGCTTACGCTTCTTGGTGATTTATCGGCTGGCGTTGGTGTTGATGTTGCGGAACTGGTTACTCCATTCGGTCGTATAAAAAACGCTAACAAAGCGACATTAATCGAATTAGATAAATTTGAAGATAGGGGAATTCCCGTCATTAAAAGAATTGCAGAGATGACAGGGAAGTCATACGGTGATATTCGCAAGGCTGTCAGTGATGGGGCTGTGGATTTTAAGCTCTTTAATGCAGCAATCAATTCGATTAGAACTGGAAGCTTTAATAACGCAATGGCAGAGCTTTCTAAGACTCTGGGCGGTAAGTGGGCTAACATTATAGATGCTACGGATTTGGCTTTAGCTGAACTAGGCAAGGTTTTAATAAATGTTTTCGACATCAAAGATCTAGCCGACTCATCGATAAGCTTTTTAAACGCCTTTAGGGACGGTCTGAAAGACATTGATCCCAAGACGATAGAAGCGATTAAAGGCTCACTTGAAGCCACTGTCGAGGTTCTTAAATTTAATATTGGTCTAATTAAATTTTTCGGAGTAGCGATTTATACGGCTTGCTTGCCAGCTATTACTGTTTTAGGTTTTGTTGTTAAAATTTTATGGGAAATCCTAGCAGCTTGGCTTTCAGTTACCTCAAGAATTAATGTTACTGATATTGCAAGTGCGTTTCAGGCTTGGAATGCAATTCTTCGTAGTGTAAATGAGGCTTTAGAATATATGATTGACTTTGCGACTCAAATCGCAGCGTTCTTCAGTCAGCCTTTGGTCTTGACGTTTGACACGAAATTTAAGGGAGTTAATACTCAAGTGAAAAACATGATTGAGGCTATACAAGGCAACTCTATCGCTTTAGCTCCGACTCTCGGGAAATTAGCTCCGCCTGATTTAATCACTAACAGCCCATCTTTCAGCAATGCGGCAAGCCCAGTAAACGCACCAGTCAATCAGCAAGCGAATTTAGCGATAACTGTCGATGTTAAAAATGGTACGACTGACACTAAAGTTAAGTCTTCGCAAGGCTTTAAGATCGATAAAAGTAAAATAAAAACAGGGAGAATAGCTCAAAGCTAATCATGGTCTGGCAAAGTTATAATGCGAGTTTTAGATCAGTTCCTTTTGAGGTTGTAACCTTCACTGATGATGAGATCGGGAGGGTTCTTGTCACAAAGCGAATCGCTGGATCTGATAACTATGCAGTCGAAGAAGTTTCAATTCTGCAAAACCGTTTCACAATTGAAGGCTTGCTTTTGGGTGACACGGCTCAGCAGCAATGGGTAAGCCTGAAGAGGGCTTGTGAGCAGAAAGGCTCTGGCGACTATCAGCATCCTTATTTCGTGGGTAAAATTAAGGTTCATGCTGAGAACTGTTCTCTGATCGTTGATGAGTCTTATCAAGACACTATTAAGTTTAGAATCTCGTTTTTAAAGGCAGGATTGCCAATCTTTGAACGTCCTAGAGCTTCGGCTGTTCAGGATTTTGGCAACTTAAGCACGAAGCTTAGAGCTTCAGCGAGTGGCATATTAGAGCGTAATGCCGTATTGAAAGGCGTTTCAGAGTTTGCTCGTGACGGAGCAAGAAAGCCAATTCTTGGATTAAATACATTTTTGAAAGGGATGCTTTCCAGTGCAAGGTTCGCTGAAAACCTAGTCACGGGGACGGGTAATGTGAACTTTTCAAATAATCTAACTTTATTGAATACAGCTATTGCCTCGGTTCCGTCATTTTCTACGGCTGCGGATATTTTCCAGTCTGTGAGTACGACGCTATCTTATATGTCGCAGATCTCAACAAATAATAATACTTACGTGTCTGAGTTTAAGCCTGCGATTCTCAAGAAGCCTAAAAAGATCAATACAAATACGGCAGATGGTGCAAATCATAATCAAAATGTCATCGCTGTAGACAGTGCCGTTAAGATTTTGATTCTTGCAGAAATCTCGGATTCTGTCCCTGATTTGGTTTTTGAGTCTTACGAAGAAGCCATTAAGTTTAAAGATGAGCTTGTAACGACAATCGCAGTAATGAATGAGCCTGATCAACAATTAGAATATGATGTTAGCTTGGTAGTTAGCGACTTGATTAATAAGGTCGCTTTCCATCTTCCTGAAGTCGCTGAGGACTTGCCGAATGTGGGTTTAATCGAAAATGTTAAAAATAGAAATATCGTAGATGTTCTTTATGCCAATAATATAACTAAAGATGATGTCGAGTCCGTCATGAAACGCAATTCTATAACTAATCCTATGAGGATTGAAAAAGAATCTATTGAGGTTTTAGTATGACTTTTTTATTAAGATCGTCTGATGGTGGGGAATACGATAAACTAAGAAATATTAGATTTAGCAGATCGATTGACGAGCTTGTTAGTATTCTTGATGTGGAGATGATTCTGGCAGCAGGTTCAAATATAGATTTAACTGGAACGGTTCAGTTATATCACGATAATAAACTTATATTTACGGGTCAGTGTTTCGCTGATAATCAGATCCAAGCTGATGAAACTCAGATGCAGTTTCAGTTTAGAAGTAAAAGCTTCAATCTCGCTAGGTGTATGCACTTAGGAGCGAAGACCTTTAATAAATCAAACTTAAGCGTAATCGTGGACGCTTTACTTAAGCCATTTGGTGTAAAGGTTTCAAGCATAGTTAGAAATCCAAAAGTAGAGAAATTCGCAATAGATAGCACTGAGACAGTGTTTGACGCACTCGATAAACTGATTAAAGATAATGGACTCTTAATGATAGATACGCCATCTGGCGATATTGCGATCATTGACAGAAACGTCACAGGCTCAAGCTTTCGATTGCAATTAGAAAAAAATATACAAAGCTTTGAGTATGGCAGAGAGATGCAAGAAGTGTTTTCAGAAATTCATGTAATATCTGAAACAGAAAAGACGTTCCAGCGTGCAATCGCTAAAGATCCTAATGCGATAGGTTATTCACCTTTAGTAATCAAGTCAGCAAAGAAAGCCACTCTTGCAGAGCTTCAGGCTATCGCTAATTTTGAGGTCGCAGTTAGATCGGCTAGGGCTTCATCTATGAAGCTTGCAATCCCTGCCGCTTCGTGGGTTTTTGATGGTCAGGTGGTAGATATTAACAGGCAAGTAAATTTAAACTATCCTGATAGACCCGATTTCAACGGTATTTATATGATAAAATCTGTAAATCTTGGCTTTTCTGAAAATGAAGGTCATACAGTGGAACTTACACTGGCAGAGCCGAATGAGTTTCTCGCTAAGCCTGAAGTGGCTAAAAAACCAAAAACCAAAAAGACAGGAAAGGCTTCAAAAGCGGGAACGCTTAAGATTATTAATCCATGAGTATTTCAGCACGTTTAATAGAATTTTGCACAATATTAAAGCAGAATCTTGATAGAGTGCAAGTTTTACTTGAGGGTGAGGCTCGCAGTGGAGTTTCTAAAGTGGAGCCTTACGGCTTCAGATCAAGCGTTCCAGTCGAATCTAGAGGTTTAGTTTTATCTCCCAATGGTCAAGCAAAGGATCTTATATTTATGGGCGTTTTTACTCGGTTTTTTAATCGTGTCGAGCTTGTAGAGGGGGAACTGGAACTTTACACGGTTCACGGAAATTCTATAATATTAAAGCAAGATGGTTCAATTGCAATTATTGGCAGCGTTGCCATTCAAGGGAATTTAACGGTAACGGGTAATGTTTCAGATGCTAACGGCTCTATGGCTGAGATGAGAAGTCAATATAACAGTCATACTCACGGAGGTGGCCCTGCTCCATCGCCTACCATGAGTTAAAATTAAACAAGTGAGGTAAAATGAGCTTATGAATTTAAAAATCGCTCTAGATAAGGCAATCATAGAACAGGCTCTCAAGGCGAGATCTAAAAATTTTACTTTGGGCGAAATAATTCATAGGACTGAGGGTTTATCGCTTCAGGAGCTTTTGATCGGGATGTATAGAATGGGCTATGCTCAAGCGTTTTGCGATTATTTAGCACTTAAGTTTAAAAAAAATATCAGATTAAAAGTACAATCAGGTTGGAGAAGTGTCGCTTATAACTCTACTTTAAAAGGTGCTTCTGCTAATAGCTATCATATCTGGAGATTTGACGATAAAAACGTCATCATCTCAGCAAATGATTTTAGTTCCCCTGATCTATCTAAAGAGGCTTTGCATGAAGAGTTTGCTGCCTTCGTTCGCGGTGAAACTTATCTGCATAGGCGTTTAGGTTTTAATCATGCCTCTGATTACGGCAAAGATGAGGATTTCACTGTATGACCGATCTATTAAAAAAATATGATCAGAATTTGAATTTCGATTTTAACGATATGCTGCTTTCTAGCGGCATCGCTTCAATGGTTCTAGTTAGTTTGCTTACTAATAAAGAAGTAGAGGACGAGAAGCGAGACAATGCAGGCTCTAGGACAGGTTTAGCGATAGGCTCAAATTTGTGGGTTTATCGCAATCAGCCAAAAACAGATCAGGTTCTTGAAGAAATGAAACTCGCTGCCTTTGAGTCTCTTGAGTGGATGATTACTGAAGGAATCGCTTCTGATGTTGAGGTCGCAATCGGTCAATCTGATTTAGATAAGGCAAGCCTTAAAATTAAAATATATAAAGCAAATAGCAATAAGTTTAAAGCACTGTGGGATGATGCTTCGGGTGAAGCAATAAAAATAAATCCTTACGGGGATCAATTGGAGATAGGATTCGAGTAATATGCCAATCGAAAAACCAAGCAAAGATACAATTAGAGACATTGGAATTAATACATTCAGGTCACTCACTGGATCATCGTTTACTGCAAAGTATCAGCAATCGTTTATTTATCCTTTCTTCTCGGCTTTGGCTGAAATGGTTAATTTAGCGATTCTTTATGTTCAGAGAACTTATTTAGATAGATGGATCTTTTCAGCTTCTGAAGAAGCTCTCTATGAAAGGCATTTACCTACTTACAAGGTCGAACGAATTCAGGCAGCGTTTGCTTCTGGCTCTGTGACTTTCACTGGAACAAATGGCTCTACTATACCCATAGATACATTTTTAGTTTCGCTTACTGGGTTGCGTTTTAAGACTACGGCTTCGGGCGTGATAAGTGCAGGCGTGGCAACAGTGACAGCTATAGCCGAGAGCGTAGGCGTTGATTACAATCAGGCAGCGACTTCCGAATTATTCTTAGAAGTCGATATTGCAGGCATTGATGATTCTGCGGTCGTTGCAGCAGGTGGAATCATTGGAGGGCGTGATCTTGAAGGGCTTGAATCTTGGAGGTATCGCATGAGAGATTCGATTGCCAATACTTTTGGGACTGGCTCTGTAAGCGATATTCAGCGTTGGATTACAGAGACATTGGGCGATGTGCGTCCGTTTGTATTTCCTCGTTATCCAGCAAATGGAGAAATAACGATATCATATGTGGCTCAAGATCCTGAAACGATAGAGCCTGAGACTGGCAAACTTGGAGCTGCTCAGGTAGCCGTAAGGGACAGAGTCGAGGCTGGTGTATTGGTTTCGACTTTAGACCCGACAGCTCATCCGCTTGATTTTACGATCAGAATTTCACCTAATGAGCTTGCTGTTCAAAATGCTATTGAGGCTGGCTTGCGTGAGTATTTCATGTTAAATTCGTCTCCAAGTTTAACAGCGTTCCCTTACGCAATGCCTGTTTCACAGATCAGGGAGGCTATCAGTATAGCTTCAGGAGAGGCAAAACACGAACTTGTTCAAATTGCGTTTACTGGAACGCCTATAAGTGGAGATTCAATCGCTGTGCCGAATGGCAAACTAGCAATAGTGGGGGATATTTCTTGGCTAAGTTATTAAATTCTTTTTTATCAGTCTTGGAGCGTGGCCCTGTTTGGGAGGCGGACGTAAACAGTAAAACGTATAAGCTTTACCAGAGTATTTCAGAGGCTTTAACGTATCTTGAAGATTATGTTCTTAGAGTGGGAGAGGATTCTGATCCTATATCTACTACTACGAGCTTAGATCTTTGGCAAGAAGATTTTTTCCTTCCTCGCTGTGGTGAGCCTGACACTTTAGAAGCTGCCAGAGCTGAGGTTTTAGCTTTATTCACAGCAAAGAAGCCTTTCAGACAGGAGAGAATTCAAGAGCTTGCGAATTTATTCGGCATAGGTGAAATACTGCTCACTCGTTCAGGAGCTTGGCATCTGGGTTTGAGGCTTCTAGACTATGAGGGAGCAGTAAGGGCAAGATGTGGAACTGCTATCTGTGGGACGACGAAGCTCAGCGTAAGATTAAGGTATCTCGGCAAGAAAAACGCTAAGTGCGGAGTCGCCAGATGCGGCAAAACAAAGCTTTTTGAGTTTGGTTTGCCTTTTGGGTTCTTCTGTTTGCTTCAGAGGATGCTCCCAGCTTGGGTTCAATTAGATTACGATTTTATTTAAAAAGGAGAACAAAATAAAATGAACGAAGAAAACATAGAACAAAACTTAGCTATTATCGAATCTCTGGAGAAAGAGAACGAAGATCTGAATAGAGATATTATTAAGATAAATGACATGATTAATGAGATCTCGGGATCTGGGCTTAATGAATTAATTGAGAAAAGAGACAATCTTGAAATTGAAAAGCAATCGATTTTGAGTCTTGAGAATTATTCTGAAGCTTATTTTGTTAAGCATAGAGAGCAAAAAGATGTTATCAAGAAGATCGAAGCTTATCCTTTCGCTGGTTCAGATGAGAAAGATCTAAATCTTTTAAAAACTGAAAAAGAAGAAAAGATCTTGGCAAACATAGAGCAAATAGAAAAACTGAATCAGGAGATTTCATAAATGGTTATTAAAGCTATATCGAACTTAGATAATGACGCTGGCAAGTTCATTGACGAGGTTACAGGTGTAAATGATGGGACTCAGATTGAGGCTCTTCATTTAAATGTTAATACGATTGATGAGCTGGTGAACTTGGTCGAAGCTGGCGGAGTCGTTTGTGACAACACGGGCGTAACTAAGAATCAATTACTGACAGCAGTTAATAATTTAATAAACAGTCGCGGTCGTAAATTCATCGGCGTAGCAGCTAAAGACAATACCCCCTTTACGCCAGTGGGTTTGACTGGTTATGAAGCTGTTCCAGCGTTTACGCTGACTGACGGAAGTGCGGATGTTGGGAATTTTGATTATTTTATTGAAATGGAATTAAAAATCACATCTCAAAGAAATATTGGAGGCTCGTTTTATCCTCAGTTAAGGTGGAAATGTTCAGCAGTCAGTGTCACGACTGGACTTGCTTTCCCTTATGGACTAAATCTAAATACGGGAAGTGGTGTCCTTAGCTCATCTCTGCCTTTGCTTGGGACTTTTAAGTTTTCTAACATAGCCAAGAACTCAAGCCCAGCCACTATCTCGCTTGAATTAAATAATAATAATGAATCTATATCTTTAGATCCTTTCTCTGTCTATAGAGT